TCTATTATTGCTGTTATTGGGCTAGTTTTAGCCACACTTTTAAGGTAAATACCTTATGACTACGTCAGGAACCAGTTCATTTAATCTAGACCTCAATAACCTTGTAGAAGAGGCTTTTGAGCGTTGCGGTACAGAGTTACGTACTGGCTATGATATGCGTACTGCGCGTAGATCCTTAAACTTACTAACAATAGAATGGGCTAATCGTGGCATTAATCTATGGACGGTCGATCAAGGTAGCATCGTACTTACGCAAGGCACTGGTACTTATAATCTTCCTGTTGATACTATTGATCTTTTAGATCATGTTGTCCGTACGGGTACTGGCACAAACCAAAGTGATATAAACATATCTCGAATTAGTGCTTCTACGTATTCGTCTATACCTAACAAGAACTCTCAAGGTAGGCCAATTCAACTATGGATAAACAGGCAATCAGGTGCAACAGATCCTGTTGATGGAGTTGTATCCCCGACAATTAATGTATGGCCTGTTCCTGATAATGATAGTTACACTTTTACGTACTGGAGACTTAGACGTATCCAAGATGCTGGTGATGGTGTAAATACACAAGATATACCGTTTAGGTTCCTACCTTGTATGGTGGCTGGACTAGCTTACTACTTATCATTAAAGCTTCCAGAGGCTATGAATAGAATTGAGATGTTAAAACTAGCTTACGAAGAGCAATGGAACTTCGCTTCTACTGAGGATAGAGAGAAGGCTTCTCTAAGGTTGGCTCCTAGGCAGATGCTCTACTAGAGGCTGATATGGCGAATAAATTTGCTTCCGGCAAACATGCGATAGCAGAATGTGATCGTTGCGGTTTTCAGTACAAACTCAAGCAGTTGAAAGAGTTAAATATAAGAACCAAAAATGTTAACATCCTGGTGTGTCCCAGTTGCTGGGAGCCAGATCAACCTCAGAATCAACAAGGTATGTACCCTGTGGATGACCCACAAGCGTTACGTAACCCTAGACCAGACAATAGCTATGAGCAATCAAGAGATATACAATGGGGTTGGAATCCAGTAGGGCTTAACGATCCATTAGAACTTACTGGGCTTGAAGATGATTTAGTAGGTGTTGGACAATTAGGAACAGTAACAATCACAATTAGTTAAGGAGTTGTTATGAAAGATACAGGAACATACAGACAGCCGAAAGAAGAGCCTGTGCCAAATGTAGACGGGTACCCAAACAACGTAGCAAATACTCAGACGCAAAAGACTCGTGGTACTGGGGCAGCTACTAAAGGAACTGGTCATAGTAAGAAGATGGGCTAATGGATTACTCTACTTTATTTGAGACTATTCAAGGGTACGCTGAAAATACGTTTCCTAGTACGTCTGTAAATGATACTTCAGCTGCGGCTACTACTTTTACGGGTAAAGAGCAGATTGATACGTTTATACAACAGGCGGAACAGCGGATTTACAATGTTATTCAACTACCTGATTTACGTAAGAACGTAACAGGAAACTTTTCCCAAAATGTTAAGTACCTGGGCATCCCAATAGATTGGCTGTCTACGTTTTCCTTATCGGTCATAGCTGCGGATGGTAGTCAAACGTTTCTGTTAAATAAAGACGTTAACTTTATTCGGGAGTCTTTTCCTAACCCTACAGTTACTGGCGTGCCTACGCATTACGCTATTTTTGACGATAATTCATTTATAGTTGGGCCTACACCAAATTCTAATTATGGCGCGGAGCTACATTATTTTTATTATCCAGAGTCTATTGTGACTGCGGGTACATCTTGGCTTGGGAACGAATTTGATTCTGTACTTTTGTATGGAGCTTTACTAGAAGCGGCTACGTTTATGAAGGCAGAAGCTGATGAACTTGCTAACTACCAGAAAAGATACGATGAGGCACTAGGATTATTAAAGATGCTTGGCGATGCTAAAAACCGTCAAGATATGTATAGAACCCCACAAGTAAGGTATCCAGTAAAATAATATGCAAACAGACGAACTTTCTTTTTTGTTAGGTGGGAGTGGTATTACAATTGCTACTACAGATGGTCGTGGTTTTACACCCGAAGAGATAGCAGAACGTGCCCTCGATAAGATTATTTCAGTAGGGTCACAATCTCATCCCGCCATTAGAGATCAGGCAGAAGCGTTTAGAGCACAGATTAAACAAGTTTTAATATTTTATTTACATGAGGCTGTAAAGTCTCACAACGTAACTCTGGCTAACAAGTTCACAAAAGCTGGTTATTCAGAATTAATATCAATCTTAGATATATAAGGAGCCAATTATGGCAATATCACAAGCAATGTGTACTTCTTTCAAAGCCGAGCTTATGCTGGCTGTACACGATTTTCGTGTCACCACTGGGGATACATTTAAGTTAGCGCTTTACACTAGTACAGCTACAATTAACGCAAACACAACCGAGTATATAACTACCAACGAATCAACAGGTACTAACTATGTTGCTGGTGGTGCAGCCCTTACTAATACGGGTGTGGCTAAAACAGAAACTAGTGTAACTGCGGGTACTGGGTTTACAGACTTTACTGACCTTACGTTTTCCAACGTAACAGTTACGGCTCGTGGCGCACTTATCTATAACAACACGCCATCGGCTAACGGGGTTAGTGGAGCAGTTCCTAACGCAGCAGTCGCGGTCTTAGATTTTGGTGGAGATAAAACATCTACCGCTGGGGACTTTACTATTATCTTCCCTGCAAACGACGCAACCAACGCAATTATTAGGATCGCCTAAATGACTCTTGTCGTAAAAGATAGGGTTAAGGAAACAAGTACAACAACTGGCACTGGCACGTTAACATTAGCCGGTGCAGTTGCTGGTTTTCAATCGTTTTCTGTAATAGGCAATAGCAATACTACGTTCTACACAATTGTGTTTGGAACTGATTGGGAAGTAGGTATTGGTACGTATACGTCTTCAGGCACTACGTTAAGTAGGACGACGATACTGGAGTCATCAAACTCTGGTAGTGCGCTTAATCTTGGTGCTGGAGATAAAGTCGTATTTTGTACTTACCCAGCGGAAAAAGCTGTATACGCACAAGCTGACGATAAAGTTATTGCCCCTAGTGGAGTTGTTACTGGAGCGTTGTTTGAAAATCCGACAACAATAGCAACTAACTATACCGTGGCTACTGGAAACAATGCGCTTACTGCTGGGCCTATAACAGTTAATAGTGGTGTATCAGTAACTGTCCCTAGTGGATCAAGATGGGTGGTGGTTTAAATGGCTCTCGAACTCAATGGAACAACAGGTGTAAGCCTTGTACAAGACGGAATAATTACTGCTGCTGACTTAGCTTCTGGTGCTGTTACATCCGGTGCATTGCCAGCAGGTAGTGTGTTGCAAGTTGTTACTACTATAGCAACTGAGCCTCAAGTGTATTCATTAACGTCTTATAATGCGCTAAATGATTTATCTTTAAATATAACTCCTACTTCTGCTTCAAGCAAAATACTGTTAATTGCTAATATAAACGCACAAGCATCTGCTAGGTATTATTCTTTTAGATTTTATAGAGATTCAACTCCTGTAGCTATAAGTACTGCAACTGGCGTAGGTACTGCTGAATTAGTTAGTTTTCAACTGGGTATGAATAACAGTGAAGGAGGTTACAGCTATATTGTTCAAAGTGGTGGAGGTAGTCTTTTAGATGCTCCTTCAACTACAAGTCAAATTACTTACAGTATTCAAGCCAGACATCATTATACGCCTGGAGGAGGTTCTCTTTATATTAATAGACCGATTACACTTGATCATGCTAATACTTACACTATGTATACAACATCTAATTTGATTGCTATGGAGATTGCACAATGACAGACAAAGCCCATGCAATTATGTCTTTACGTCCTAATGCTGAATTTAGTCTTGTTGGTTCTGACAAATTAACTTGGTACGACACAGTTCAAACACAACCGACTGACGCAGAGATAGACGCTGAAGTAATTAGACTACAAGCTGAGTATGATGCAAAGCAGTATGCAAGAGACAGAGCATCGGCTTATCCATCAATGCAGGAGCAGTTAGATATGCAGTACTGGGATGGTGTCAATGGTACAACAACGTGGCAAGACGCTATTGCAACAATTAAAACGGAGAATCCAAAGCCATGAGTAAAGTTGTTATTACGGGTAACGCCAGTGGCACAGGTGACTTTACCATTGCAGCCCCTAATAGCAACACGAATAGGACTCTGACGCTGCCTGATGTCACAGGAAATGTAGTTACCACAGGTGATACATCAACAGTTACTGAGACAATGATTAATGGATCTCTTGGTAAAGTGTTGCAGGTTGTTCAAACTCAATCAATTACACAAGAAACTTTTACATCAGGTGCTTACACTTCTACATCTTCTTTTAGTGGAGTTATTACTCCATCTAGCACAAGCAATAAAATTTTTGTAGCAGCAGACGTAGCAATGATGTGGTATCTAAGTTCAGGGACTTCTGCTCACGCTTTATTTAGACTTTATCGAGCAGTAGGAGCAACTGCAAGTTTAGCATCTACTGCACAAACATACGACTATGGTGGGAGTGGTATTTTGTCGAGCATAAATTTACCAATAAATTGGTTAGATTCACCTGCTACAACAGCAACTCTTACTTATGTTTTGCAAGTAAGTCATCAAGCCGGTACTGGCAGCAGACTAAACTATAACGGTGGTACAAGTAGAATGACACTATTGGAGATCGCTGGATAATGATTATAGATAAACCAACAGCATTGCTTTCTTTACGCCCTAATGCTGATTTTCACATGGTTGGAAACACTATTAATTGGCTAGATTCAGTACAAAGCCAACCAACTGACGCAGAGATAGACGCTGAAGTAATTAGACTACAAGCTGAGTATGATGCAAAGCAGTATGCTCGTAGTCGTGTTACTAAGTATCCAGCAATAGGTGACCAGTTAGACGCACTGTATCACGCTGGTGTGTTTCCTGATGACATGGCTGCACAGATCCAAGCAGTTAAAGAGGAGTATCCAAAGCCATGAGTTCAATAGCAGTCAACGCAATCACTGATGCCAGCGCAGGTAACACGGCAACCATCAACTCTGTTACGCCTAATACATCTAACGTAGTAGGTAAGAATAGAATAATTAATG